ATCTAAGTGGGTAAGCCAATTGACTCCAGCCACAGTATCTGCGTCTGTTTGATCTACGCCAAAGCGCATACGTTCAAGAACTGGGTTCTTTGCAGTGTTACGCAACGTCAGAAGATACAAGTAGGAATCAACAAACTCAGCCCAGATTACTTTGGCTTTACCACCTGTGGCCACATCAGGGAAAGTGAACTTGAACCATGCAGATTGCAGAGACTGTTCTTGAGTTCGGAGATACTTGTAGATGTACAAGTCTCCGTCGCTCACTGCGGCCATCATGTCTTCTTGAGTTGTTGAAGCAATGGTCACTGGCTTACCGACGATGTAATTAGGAACCAGATCGCTAAGACCATTGATGACATAAGAACCATCAATGTTTGGTTGTGGGATCAATTCGCGAATGCCAGCAAACCCACCACCACGGTTGTAGGTAAAGAAGACAGACAAACCGGAGGACACAGGTTGAATGTCTGCATACGACTCGTAGTCACCAATAGGCAGCAACGAGACGCTCTTTGGACTCAGGATCTCCCCGCCACGGAGTACCAGCTGAGTGGACTCGGTAAACAGAATCAACTCAGTGTTGAAGACAACACCGGACTTCATGGTGCTAATTTTCTGACTACTGCTTGAGATGTCGATTGGATCCGAGTCTGGAAGATCCAGAGTTGTGGTGCGCCAGAAGTTGAAGAACTGCGAAGCTTCACTCAGGATGATGTTTTCACCACTAAGAAAGCCAAGGCGGTTCTTGAACAGCACCATGTTAGTGATGCGGTCTCCCACAAAGGTGGGATCGCTATTGGTCTCCAAATCACCTACTGAACGCTCGGCCCATTTGAACGCTGAGTAGTTAGCCCCTGCTGGCACATTGCTTGCAGGAGTCGTTCCATCAGCCTTCTTGAACATGAACGTGCCGTTACTCTGACGAATCAGAATATGGGGCATCGTTGCGTAGTTGAACTTGTACTTGATTGCCGGAGCAACAGTTTCGCGCCAGATACCTTTGGAGAAAGTTCCGTTCTCTGCTTCAAACGTCACATAGTAATCATCGATGCCAGACTCAGGAGCCCCGAGGACTCGAACAACGTGGCCATTAGGAGCTGATGATGGGAGATCCTCAAAGCGTTGAACTTGGTCTCGAATGATCACCGCACCCTGACCACCGAAATCGTCTTCTACAGAGATGGTGAAGTTGGTATTTCGGGTAATCTTGATTACACCGTCAACAGCAACTGCGGTGTAGTTCTGTTGACCATTGATTAACCCAGCCAATATGGTTGCAACATGGTTTGTACCAATGTCGTTATTTGCACCAGTGGTATGGGGACTTGTGTGGGTATATGTATCCGTACCGTTTCCAGCTGAATTGAGCAGCGTGATCTTGGTTTCACGAGCGTAGTTGTCTTGCTTGATGAACACCAAAGCAATCCGGTCATAGTTGATGCTGGTGGTCGTGTCCGCAGCCATTGCAACTACAGTCGAGTTGTTTGACGTTGCCGTGTTCGTCACAAAGGTGAGGTCAGCAATCGTCAATGCCTTCAGGGTGTCTCTAGTTCCACCAGTCAGGTAATCTTTTGCACCAGTGTCGTAGTAAACCGTTTGGCGTGTTCCATCAAGGTTGTAGACATGGATCTCGTCAGGTCGGATCAAGCAGATGTACTTCTCTGCAATGTCCCGAATGATCATGTGAGGCTTGCCTTCAGATTCGCTGGCAAGAGAAAGAAGGGCGTTGTCGGCCTGCTTCCGCACCTCGCTGATCTTCACTGAAGGAGGACGCTTGATGAGCCCTTCAATGGCGCTGGGGAAAGCGTTCTCCATAGTCTCACACTGATTACTACTGCGGACAGCCGGAGACTGCTGGCTAACGCCACCAATAAGGTTTGGGATCGCTTGGGTAATCAGGGCCATCAGTAAGTCCTGTATGAGGCGTTACGCATGATGATGCTGGCAGTGGAGTACTCATCAAAGATGGAGTAGTCAGCTGTGTCCATCTCGTATTCACGCATCTTGCCGAGAGCCATGACCTCATCCTGAAGGTTGAACATATGGTGCTTCTCGGAGCCCACCATGCGATCCATGAAGATGCGGGCAGCACGAATCATGATGTACCGACGCGCTGGCTCAGGTATCTCTTCAAACTCCAACATGACAATCTGCGTCACTGTGATGGCACTGGAAAAGACATACGAATTTGTTGCTTTGTTGTAGATCCGATTACCCCGAACAATGATGTCGAGACCTTCGGTTGGATCTGTGTCTACACGCGCAACATTCTCTGAGAGGTAGATAAACCCAGAAGAATCTGGGGTCATCACGACTTTGTACTCAATGTTGAAGTGCCATCCATAAGACTGCACCTCGCGGCTGACCTCGTTCAGGATCTGTACCGCAATCAGAGAATCAGCCCGCTGTGAGCTCAGTGAGTTCACAGGAGGCTCTCCAATAGCAGAGAGCATCGTATTGATGGCTTCAAGTTGGGTGGTCTTTGTAAGCATTGAGTACCTCGATAAATGGGCGGTAGGCTCCTAGTGGAACCTACCGCCCTTGTGTTGTGTGTCAGCCGTTAGGCTGAGGAACTGATCAGGCGACCAGCTCGAAGCAGCATTCTTCGCGGAGCACGTCATGGCCCATTGCGTACTTGGCAAGCATGAGCGTACCGAGACGTTCAGTGATGTAGTCGGACTCAACCGACAGATCCATCAGCTTGACCGTACCAACGCCTTCGGTCTGGAACACGATTCCCTGCGTAGCGGAGAAATTGGCCTGACCGTAGCCAACGCCGTTAGTGGCGAATACATCGTTCTTCACGCCAGCTGCGTTGTGGACATTGGTTGCAGCAGTTTCAGTGACTTGCGGAATGTGGTTAGACTTGAACACACGGATGCCCGCGATCTCAACGATTGCACCCTTAGCAATGCTACCGTTGCCGCCGTAGTCCTTGTTGATCGCGATCTTTGCGCCGTCACCGTTGACCAGCTTGTAGTAGTTGGCCGGGGTAAGAACCGCATAGCGCCCATCCATGGGGACGTTCTTCTCGTCCATCTGCTGGGCAGCCGAGAAGAGAGCTGCAATCAGTTCTTCTGAAGCAACCGTTGGCGACTGATCGCTGAGATCGATCTGAGCACCAAGATATGCCGAATTAGATCCGCCGAAGCGATCTGCGATTCGACGCGCACCTGCAATGACGGTACGAATCAAGTTCTTGTCAGCGGTGTATGCAAGAGCTCGACCGATTTCCGTCGAATAGATCGAGCGGACATCGTAGTGAGTCTTCATCTCGTCAATGTCGGCAACAAAGGTCGAAGCAACGAGAACATCATCGATAAGGATGGTCTTCTCGCTGTGAGCGAACTTAGTACCGTACTTGGCAGAACCACCATCAAATGCAACACTCATGCCTGTGGTTGCGCCGCTAGCCGTAGAACCGTAGCCCGTGGATGCACCCGTCGAAAGGAGCGATTCACCGGGGGTGTGGTACTGAGCTGAAGCAACGCCAGCAATAGGGAACTGTGCGGACTTACCGCTGGAGATCGTGCGAACACGGTGGAGCGGCATCATCACATTGGCTTCCTCGAAGCTTGTAATGATCTCACCGCTAAAGACCTTAAGGAAGAGTGCGTCAGCATCACCAGCAAGCTGGTTCTGGCCAACACGAGATGGGCCTGTTTGAATTGCCATGGTTTGAATTTCCTAGAAAGAGTTGCGAAACAGTTCTTGAACCTGTAGGCGCTACTCTTGAGGTTGTCCCACGCATGGGGCCACAACTCGCTACCCGTCTCACCCGTCAAGAAGGTGAAACTTCCTTAGATTCCTCCACAAACGAAGGAGGCACTACATACCAACCTTCAGGAATTGTGACCGTGTTGTCCATCAGAACCCACTCCCCCTTGATCAGAGAGTAAATCCTGCCTTGGGTCTGTGGGCCGATCCTGATTGGACTTGACTCCGGAATCAGTACGGCTCTTGTGCATCCACTGGCGAATCCGAGAACCAGCACGACGCAAAACAGCAGAATCCCGATCAGCCTCGATGGCCTTTCGGGATTCTGCCGCAAGCTTCGCGAAGAACTCAAGTAACGCCATAACCAGCGCCTTGAGTATTTCATTCACTTTGCTCCGGCCTCTTCAGAAGAGACATTGTTATCGCGAGCCATGATCAGGCCAATGCCAACCATGACTGCTGCGGAGGTGGTTGCGATATCGAACACAGTGTTCGGATCGTTATCAAAGAGAGCCGTGAGTGCAGCACCAACAGCGGTAAGAATGGCTGCGACTCCAGCAAGAGTGGTCTTCCAAGATTTCATGGTTGCTCCTTATCGATTGTTGACACCAAAGACATCACTGGTCTTAAGTCGTGCTTCAATATCCCGACGATACGCAGGATCCTTTTGGTAACGAGAGTCTTTCATTGCTTCCACAAGTTGTGAAACGCTGCGGAAAGCTCCACTGGAAGGGCCAGTGACTTCACCTTGAATGAGCTTGGCTGGCTGTCCGTTCATCTGAACATAGCGGGCCTGAAGACCACGGACGGCCATCTGCATCGACGCAGTGTTACCGCCATCCATGATCTCGTTGAAGGCATCAATCTCGCCCTCTTCAAGATTCTCTGAAGCCCATTCAAGCATCGAGTTGTACTGGGCTTCACCACCCGCCATCGAGTAGACCTGCTGGGTCTGTGCGTCCCCAAGAGCCTTCACGCCGTTGACATAGTTGCGTACAAGGTTCTCTGGAATGCCTTGAGCCACGATCTTCTGGATGCTGTCTTCACTGAGGTTTCCAGTGCTGGCGTATTCCTCAGCATAGGGCTCAAAGTTCAAAGCGCCCGGAGTACCAGCGTCGGCCTGCTCAACAGCCTTTGGCTTGTCGGCAGGGGTTGAGAAACGCTTCTCCAGTTCGGAGTATGCCTTGGCAAGATCCTCCGGGGCTTTGAACTTTTCAGGAAGCCACTGAGGCCGATCCACGGGTGCGGAAGCGGTCTCTGGTGCTTGAGCCTCTGCCATAGCCTTGGCCATGGCCTGATCAACGGGTTGCTCGGGAGTGAAAGTTATTTGAGTACTCATGGGCGTTGTTTCATGTTTTCTTGAGCAATGCCCCCAATAGTCTTAAGGGCTTGATTGCCGTGGTTTGCCAACAGAGTTGATTGCATTTGCATCTGTTGTTCTTGGGCAAGTTGCTCTTCGGTCTTTACCAGCCCAGCCGTTTCAATTCCAAGTGCGGCTGCGCGACGATTCATGTATTCACGGACATCAATGTACTGCTGAATCATCTGAGGTCCAAGGATCTGACCAATGCCCTGAAGGTAGACATCCAGTCGGTTCAGGTCATTACCACGGCCAAGAGCATCAATACCAGTGACGATGGTTGGCGTTACAAAGTCCTTGGGGAGCTTCGGCATTCTCTTGCTCTTGGTCAAGCGGTCGATGATTCGCCCAACAAGAGGAAGCTGAAACTCTTGAGACAGGATTGAGTAGATGCCGCCGAGCTGGCGTTCAATGCTTTGCGTAACGAGACGCACTTCTTCCGCTGTAACTCGTTCTGCATTTCGGATTGTAGCTTCTGTAAGCAAGAACGCATAACTCAAACGCTCAGAGATTCCCTGTGCTGTGTTGAGCGCGACTTGCAGATCTTGCCCCTTGTTGACCTGGAGCACCGAGACATCGGCAGCCATACCCTCACGAATCGCTCCGTTTGGAGCCTGAGCCAAAGTCTTAGCTCGGGTAGTTCCAGTGGGGTTGACTAGGAAGAGCACCTTAGACGATGCTGCTGCGGCCTCTACGATGCTCTTGGACAGGCTCTCAAGAGAAATCAGATCTCCGAGGTACTGCTCAACATAAGAGCGGCCATAGTCCTCTCCATCGACCCTGTTCATCCGCAGTGCCAAGAATGGATTCTGTTCTGCTGGGTAGACCCCATAAGAGTCTGGGACAATCTCTCCTTCTACTTCTTGGTAGACCTCAACCTTTCCATTAGGCAGAGTGTGGCAACAGGTGTAGATGTCCACGGTGTCATCGTGGGAGCACATACATGACCGCACAAAAGGCTGGATCTCTTCGGGAAGCATTGCCGGAGAGACAGTCTCCTTAAGGACGATCTTCTTGGCATTGCCCATTGGATCACGCTTGACCACGAAACGGTCCAGCTTGATCACCCGCATTGGCCCATCATCTGGGAAATACAGAAGAACAGAACCACAGACGATCAGTTGTTTGACTGCTTCAAAGAGGCTGCTGCGGATACCAAGAGATTCAATCTCTTTGCTGACACGCCGTTCCAGTTCCGCAAGACTTGTCTCTACCTCCCCCTTCGCATTAGGCGAAAGTGCCATGAGCTTCATCTGAGCTTTAGTGTCAAGGATGAATCGAAAGAAAGGGGCGTTCGGGGGAAGTAGAGACAGAAGAAGTGCCGAAGCAAGGTTATTAACGCCTCGCGCACCTACAGATTGATAAGGGGTCGGAAGGCGCTGTGCCGATTGATCTCCCTCATCCGTCATCAGGTGCGGCAGGGTCAGTCGGGCGCAGTCTCGTGCGCGGAGCAGGTAGCTGTGCCGCTGGCTTTCAAGATGCGCATATGTGGCCTTCGCGGTTTGGGGCATGATTAGGCTCCCGGAACATTCACTGAGGTGGTGCGGGGAATAGTCAGACCTCGCTTACCCTTCTTCTTGTACGCAGTAGCGTCTTCAGGTCGGGCAGGAGCAGGGGTTGATTGAATCATGGCCGGAGCCATAATCGGGGCCGGAGTAGGAAGAGTCGTTGGAGTTACCGTTGGTTGATAACTCTTTCCGCCACCAATGCACATCATTGCACCTCGTTCTGCTCGTTGTAGATCTGCCACAGGGTACGAACGAGCGCCCGTTGCCCCGCGTAAAAGAAAATATCCCGCTCACCCATGGTGAGATCGGGACACTTTTCTGGGATGAGCTCCTCTAGCTTCTTCAGAAGGCTAAGAGAAACAGGCGGAAATTCTCCGTCCTTAAACTCATTCAAGGAAGAAACCTCCTGTGCATTCCTTGGCCTTACGCTCCTCGTGGATGGCGTAGAATATCACGATGTAGTTGATGATGTCGAGGACGGTGTCGAGAACCTTCTCATCCTCCACCTCGTACTTGCGATTGGAATCGGCCAGGGTGTTGAGGCGGGAGAGCTTGTCACTGAGGCGGACAAGAATACCCGTCTCCGTCTTGCATAATCCCAGTTCCTCGCACTTGACGAAGTTGAGGAAGGCGTGAGTTGCATCCTGACCTCCGCTGTAGTCGTGATTCTTTTTTCGGGAAAGAGCACGGGCTTGATCGCAGAGCTTCTCATGTAGAGCCATCAGTTCTTCACGGGTTGCCATAGGAGTACCTCCTTATTGGTGAAATCGTACTCGTTGTTCCGAAGGATGCGGGCCATACGGGCTTGGACCAACGCATATTCTGCGGTGAATCCGCTGTTGACGAACGCCTCTTCAACAGTCTGCCAAGTGGCTCCATGCTTCGTCAATAACTTCTCAGCACTCACTGGACCAACACCTTCAAGGCCGGGGTAGCCATCGGTCTTGTCTCCGATCAGGGTCTGCATCAGCCAGTACCGATCAGCCTCCTCCACGGTCTGGTAGGTAAAGCCGTCTGTATCTGGGTTGTAGAGCCAACCAGGAATGGTCTTGAAGTCCTTATCGATGGATGCCATCAAGGACTCAATGCCAAGCTCTAAGCAGCGGGTATGGTTGATGCCAATGAGATCATCAGCCTCAAGGCGATCTTCTGTGACGCAGTGGTAGTTCTCGTCCAGTAGTTTCTTCAGGGCTGCATACCCAGCTGGCTTGCGGACCTTCTTGCGATGAGCCTTGTACTCGGGGTACAGCTCCTTGCGGAAGTTTCCCTGCCCAGTGAAGTAGATGGTGATATGGCCATTTCTGGACATCTTTTTGTACTTGTCCAGCGTGTTACCAGCGAGGTGCAGAGCCTCGTTGATGTTGCAGAACACCACATCGAGATCCTCATCAAACCTAGCGCAATACTCGCAGGACGAGCAGATGCCATAGATCAAGATGTCGCCATCGACATGGACTTGGTCAAACTTTTCTGGCAATGGTTTAGTCATTTTTAGGCACTAGGTTTAGATTGAATTTGGCGTGAAATCCGAAAGAAGAGGAAAAAGTGTGCAGAGGGTCTACTTTATGCTCGTAAGCAAACTTTTTAGCCACTTCTAGTGGGGCGAATTTAAACCCTCGCGAAGTAAGTAAATTTCGGTAGTAAACAGAGATAACCATGTCTTCAGGTTCCCCATAAGGAAATGCGAGTCCTGAACAAGCTTCACAAAGCTTTTTACTTCGCAGACTAAAGCCGCCGTTTCCTACATCAAATCCTTCAACAACCCAAGGAAACCATGGAAGATGCGGCCATGGCGCTCCGATATAGTCATACGCCAGAAAATCGTCATCCCAGTTTTCAAGATGTACCGCAAACCCATCATCTTGATAAATGAGAATGAATGGCTTATCGGTGTATATGTGAAGTTGAGAAAACACAAACTGACTGTATTGCTTGTAGTCGAGCGTTTGAATTTTTACAACTTTTGTGTGCTTCGGCGGATTGCGTGGCTCTCTTGCAGACAGCACAACAATCTCTCCAAAGCCGAATTTATCTTTAGCCTTGTCTCCGATTTCACAAAGCCGCTCGACAGCGTTTTCTTCGTTGTCTCTTCCATCTATAGCCATGTAGCAGATGTCATTCTTCGTCATTTTCCGCTCCTATGTCTGAGGCGATCTCCTTGGCCATCTCAAGCAAGCCCAGCACTTCGTGTGGATCTGAGTTAGTGGCGCAGTGGTAATCGGAACGCTTTGAACTGGATCGCTTGTATCCGATGAAGAACATTGCGTCGTATCGCGATTTGATTTCGGCCAGCAGATCTTCAGTAGAAATAAATGCGAGTGGTTGGTCCATTAGTGAGTCTCCGCCCAGTTAGTACCGACACGGTATTCGCCATCCAGCGGGCAACGGAAGCCGAATGCTGCCCCAGCGCCTTGGATCGCTGAGACCATGATTTTTCCAACTGTATCCGCATCCTGTGGATCACACATGAGTTGGTACTCGTCGTGAACCGCAGCGACCTGCTGCACGGAGATTCCGCGCTTGGCATACTCCTGATGGGCCAGAATGCAAGCCTTCTTCATGATGACTGCTCCGGCGCTCTGCAACAGAGTGTTGAGTGCGGCATGAGCACTGCGGATCGGAAGTACACGCCCATCGATGCCCTTGAGCTGGCCCTTTGTGGCCACGATCCGCTCGACATCATCCTTGAGCTTCTGGAAGGCAGGGACAGCCGTGTAGAAGTTTGCACGGCTCTTCTTGCCCTTCTTCGCATCACCACCTAGGACAAGTCCAAGCTTGGCATCCGCAGCACCGTAGATCAGGGCGTAGATGCCTCCCTTGGCTTGGTTGCGGGCTTGCTTGTGGCTTGGGTTGGCCTTGTCTTGCTGCTGCTGAGGAGCCAGACCAAACGCCTTCGCATTCTCCCAGTGAATGTCACAGGAGATGACCTTTCGGGCGTACTCCCCTTTGTCGTACCTGCCGAGGAAATGCGCGAGACAACGAAGCTCAAGACCAGAAGCGTCAGCACCGACGAGAACCTTTCCATGAGGAGCGATGAACAGCGACCTGTAGGCTGGATCCGTTGGAACCTGAGCCATGTTGGGGAAGCTGTGGGTGCATCGGCCAGTCACGGCTCCGTTGGTATTGACACGACCGTGAAGTTTTCCATTGATGTGAAGCTTCAGCCATGCGTTGTCACCGTCTGCCAGCTGGCCAAGGCGCTTGATGCAGGTCAGGTATTTGGCTAGGAGCTTTGCTTCGGGGTAGTCGAGAGACTCAAGGACCGCTTCATCGACCCGAGGGCGGCCATCTGGAGTCATCTCTGTTGGCTGCCAGCCGTACTTCTCGATGAGGCGCTCTGCAATCTGTGTTCGTGATCCGGGGTTGAACTCCTCCACCTTGGGCTTCAACTTCTTGCCAGTCTTCTCGCTGACGCGCTCGATGATCTTGTCGGGGAAGACCAGCCGCATCTGCGCCTCGATCTCCAGCTTCTCTCTCAGCAGGGAGGAGTGAAGCTTTTCGGCAGCGTGGACATCGAAGCAGAATCCATTGAACTCTTGCTTGCGGATGATCTCTGCAAACTGGTGCTCTAGCTCATGAGCCATGCATTCTTCGCTATGAACACCTAGGTGGTCGTATAGGCGCACGGTAACGCGAACATCTTGCTCACAGTATTTCAACATCTCATCCGAGAATTCGGTGAAGTTTGGAGCGTCTCCCTTGTGGATGTTCAGACGATGCCCCCACGCCCGCAGACTGTGTGAGCCGACCAGCTCCTTGGGGAATCCTCCGTTGATCAGTTGGAATTCGTCATTGCGGAGATCTGGGAAGACCAACCGAGAGAGTAGAAGGGTGTCAGTCACTTTGCACTTTGGCTCGAAACTAATCAGCTTCTTCAAGGCTGGAAGATCGAATGCCATGATGTTGTGGCCCACGATCTCATCGGCAATGTTGCACAGATCCTGTAGTTGTTTTGGAGTCACCTGACGAGGATCAGAACCATCAACGCTCACGACGATGCAGTGCAGCGTCTTGAGATCCGTCATGTGGATCCAGTCCTCGATCATGTTGGTTTCGATGTCTAGGAATAGTCTCATTTGTTCACCATGTCCTCGTATGTTTTCCCCTGCTCCTCAAGCAGCCTCTTCAGCTTTTTCATGGCCTGAAGACCAGCTTCCTTGATGGACTCAGCGGAATCGTTCTTGTTCTCTCGTTCGTTCCATGCACGAGCTACCTCAGCCCATGAACGGAGCCCTTTGTCGAATTCAGTACTCACGGGCTTCAAACTCCGCAAGCCGCAACAGCAGCCGCGTGTTCTCCTTCGTCAATCGTCGGATGACTTCATCCTTGTCTGGATCTAGGGGCTCCATGAGGATCGGAGTGTGTTCCCCATGCCAGCCCCCTAGGATGTTGAAGTCAAAGTACTCGATGGCATCCGTTTCATCCATGCCCTCAGCCATCAGGTTGGCACGGATTGTCGCATTGTCATAGACAGCAAGAGCAAGCTGGCCACAACGCTGGCCAAGTCCAATGATCGCGTTGTCGTGTCCGTCAATAAACAGGGCGCGATCGTTGTGCTCTGCAATGAATGACCTAGGGTCATCCACGGATGACGCTCCTGAGAGCGTTCAAGCCATCCATGAGAGACTGGTAGGGAACATTGACCTCAGTGGCTGACTTGAGATCAGACTCAAGGTCATGATCTTCGATCTTCAGCGTGACCGTATCCAACTCCTCTGACCAAGCCTCAAGAACAACAGAGACTCGGCGCTTCTTGCGGATCTCCTCACACACGATGCGGATGTCTGCCGTGATCTCGCCTTCCATGGGAATCTCCTTGTTTTCACACTCGATGTCGATGTAGTTCTCCAAGTGCATACACCTCTCATGCAACTCGTTGCACTTCTCTTGAAGAACCACAGCCTCAGCACAGTACTGAGTGGTCTTCTGATCTCTCGCGCATCCACCAGCCCGCAGCCGCTCGATCTCGTCGGCGGCTTGCTGCGTGGTCCTGTAGAAATATCCCCCGATACCGTTGGGAACTTCACGAAGTCGCACCACGATGTCATTGCTTTGCATTTCCCACCTTCAGCTCGTTGAGTTTGTTCTTATTCATCTTGATCTCGATGTTGATGATCCGGATCTGGTCTTCGAGTTCGCGGATGCGCTCACGAATCTTTGCAGCCTGAACATCAACGCTGATCGACTTGTTCCATGGGTGTGTTGACTTTGGTTTTACTACGGTCATTAGCTCACCTCACAATTACCAGGACGGCCGTTTGCTTTGAACTCATTGACATACTGGTACTTTGAATACTTACCATCAGGCCAAGTAATCAACAACTGAAGGTGGCCAATCCTCACGCGCGGACACATGCAGATGTTCCTGCCATACTTCTTGAGCTGATGCCAGAAGTAGATGTCTTCATCTGTCTTGTATGGTCCCCAGTTTCCATTCATATCCGGAATAGCCTTGAACAACGGCCTAGGAATGTTCTTCAGGTGCGACAGTCGAATTAGTGTCAGTCCAAAGTGTCCTGACTCGATCTCTACAGCATCTCTACTGTTGAACTTTGGTTCTTCCGCTTTGAGATGCAAGTGGTCATTCGACTCACGCTTTACCTGCACTGGACACAACGCAGTAATATCAGGGTTCTCCTCCATCACTTCCCAAAGAGTTGTGATGTCCGCTGTGTTGAACACGCTGTCGTAATCAATCACCAGTGCGTACTTTTCTTTACCTTCAGCAATAGCGTATTCAATTTCACGCTCAAGGCACTGGCCCCAAAAAACTCCTGTAACAAAGCGGGTGCGGTACTTGAGTTCATAGGCCGCTTGCATATGGCAATCCATAGTCGCGGTCCAAGTCACTCGTGGTAGGGACATGATGCCCCTGATGCTGTCTCCGATTGGGTTACTCATTCGAGATCCTCATTCACTGGAAGTTCCTCGACTTCGGCCAAGCGACCACTGTCCTTGTACCACCGAAGTCCTCCTGCAAGTCCTGTCTCTCCTGTGTATCGGTTCTTGAGAACACGAAGCGTCAACAGGTTTGCATTCTCATCGTCCTGCTGGTTACGCTCCAGACCGATCACAGCGTCAGCCAACTGCGCGATGCTGTGTGATCCACGGAGCTGCGCAAGACTGGTCTGTGCTCCGTTCTCGTGACCACGGTCGCCATCAGGACGGCGAAGGTGACTCACGACGAACAAAGCGATCTGCGTCTCCTCAACGAGAGAGCGAAGGGATGTCATGGCGTTGTCGCTGAGTCTGCGTTCATCACCGTCGCCAAGA